TAACGATGAGTATATTCTCTCATGAGATCTCGCCACAAATTATACAACCACCAGTAATTATCTTGTGACTGACGACACCAGAGACCAGATGGGTGCTTCATATGTGATGCCATGTATAAGTTGTCTTCTCGTTCGTCATCTAATTTCCATCGCATTGCTTTGCGACCTGAAATGGACTTACCTTCATACTCAGTTCCGTCAATTAAACGATGAGCAGTGGAGAGAAGTTGTGCATATTCGAGAATCATCTTGACTACATGCTTATCAAGATGCATTTCTGCACAAGTCTTGGTATCTGTGTCAAGATAAAATATATTCATAATTAAAAGTTCACTTTCACTCTTGGAACATCATTCCAAGTTCCATGTACAAAAATATTACCCCATTGGTCATGTTGATTTTGTTTTACTTGCAGTGCCACACGAAGAATTTTACCAGTTTCATCAACATGTTCAACAACTTGAAACTCATAACTTATTGGATACGGTAGAGTTAGAATTTGAGAAGGTGAAGTTGGCTGTGGTGGTGGCACTGGTAATGCCACTGTCATTGTAGCTAAGGGATTCATTGCATTAACATCCGAATTAAACCAACTGTATCAATACTTGTCAACAAGATATAGTTAGCAAGCATCCCAAACGATTTCCGAGTATAAGCAGCATAAGCATAAATTGCACAGCCACTAATCCAGACAGGATATAGTAAGAGAAGAGGAGGATTAGGGACTGTGATTGCCATCGTGAGAGAACAGCCAATGCTGATAGCCCAAGCAAGCAACTCAAGAATAAATCGAGTAGGGTTACTTCTCCAGTCATCTCTAATCCAATCAAAAGTAGGTTTTAATAAATCGTTCATGATCTTAATGCATCCAAAGCACGAATTTGCAAAATTAGCGAATCAAGAATGCTATTTGTTTCACTTGCGTTAGTATGTAAGATTCCATGTCCACCTTTGGCAATGAAAGGAGAAATACAACCAACAGAATCATCAATGAGAATTGATGTCGGTGTAGCATATTTTGACTTTTCTTCTTTAGATCGAACAAAATTTGCTTTGTAGGGAATATTTTTATCATTTAACCATCTCAACTTTTGCATTTTTGCTTCTTCACCTTGCAGTGGCTCAAAAGTGCCAAGTGAGGTGAGAATTTCAATATGAATACCATGCAATTTTCCAACATGGTTCAATAATTCTTGCGTATCTGGCATAAAATCAAGTGTTTCAAAGATTTTATGCTCCATGACAGCTGCACGGAATCGTTTTCCGTCAGGTGCATGTGTTTTTAGTCTTGTGTAGGATTTGTTGAAGTCGGCTAAAACTCCATCCATGTCCAAATATAGTGTAATCATAACAAAATTTCCTTAAATCTTCAATATACAACTATTATACACCATAATTTGTTGCAAGACAACACTTATTTTACAAACTTTGCAAAATTTGGGGGTTGCCAACCCTCTGGTTTGAGGATTTTACCGTCTTCACGACGCTTGACATAGCCAGTAAATGGATCAATCTTGGATAAATTGGATTTTGCACCCTCATCCCATGAATTTTCACAATCCCAACCACGAGATTTCATGTAACCAACGATAACCCAAATCATATCAAAGCATGCATCCAATGTTTCAGCATCGTCATGTGCTTCAAGAGCATCATGAAACTCAGTAAATTCCTCTTCAATCAGTTTTTTGTATAATTCTGCTTGATTTGGATTATCCTCACCAGCTGTCTGACCAACTGCACGGAGAAAAACTTCTACATCAGTAAATACTTTGCTCATTATTTGTTCCTCTCAGTATCAAAATAGTGTTGGCTGTGTAAGTTACCTGCTCCGCCAGATTCAAAATTAGTTCCTGCACCAAATGTTGGTGTTTCCCATTCTTCAGTTTGCCACTCAGGTTCACCATAATATTCACTGTTAGGAATATAATCTAATGTTCCTTGTGGAAAATAACCACAACCACGAATGAATAAATCAGCATTTTCCAGAATATTTTCCAAAGTATCAACTTCAAACTCATAAGTTACCTTAGTACCATCTGGTTTTCCGTATAAATCTGTGTGTTCACCGATAAATGTAAATTTTGGCATGTTAGTCTTGCTCCATTAATGACCATTTTAATTGTTTAATCTCTTCACGCAACTCGTCATTTTCATTTTCGAGCCTGTGAACTTGTTGTAACAACTGATATACTGCTTCTTCAGTGTCACTCAGTGGTATTTTCAGTTGTTCCATCTTCTTTTTTCCTTAAACTCCATGAACCATGTGGTAATTCTTCCCAAATTAGTGTGTCACCGACATCCCAACCCACTTGTGACAGCATGTCGGGAGTCAGTGGCATGATTAAATCACCAGTTTCTGGATCTTCTTCCAGTTTTATTGTCCAGTGGCTCATACTTCAACCACTTTTAGTGTAAAATTGTCTGCACGATCTTCGTAATTGATGTAACCACGAGGATTACAGACAACTCTGCATGATCCAAGCATGTAATCAAAGTCTTCATGAGTGTGACCATGTGTCCATAACTTGATTCCTGGACGATCCTGAATGAATTCAATCAAATCAGAACTGTATCCACCATTCATCAGTGTCTCATCTTTGTAACGAGGATGAGTTGATAGTTTACTTGGTGCATGATGACCGCAAACAATGGTTGTCATCCATGGTGGTGTGTCAGCATAAACTACTTTGATGTAGTCAAGCATTTTCTTATGATCTTCAACTGCATCAGTCGGAGAGAAAGTGGAAACAGATTCTTTGAATTCGAATCCATCTTCAACCATGCTATTGATTTCACCAATCTTTTGCATGATGTATTGACCATTTTCATCTTTCTTGTATGTCATCACCTTACGAGAGACCATACGATTACTATTCTTGACACAACGGAAGTCATTCATCATACCAGCAATTTGTCGAATAGTATCTGTGTCTTCTTGATTCATGTCAGTCCAAAGAGTACCACCGATGAAACGATAATCACCAACATCAAATGTTTCTTTATCAAGAACATGGATGTTTGGATACTTGGAGAGAAACTTCTTGAGATCAGGAATTGTATCCTTGAAGTCATAGTGATAGTGCTCATGATTACCCACGACATAAACGACATGGGGAAAGTTTTCTGAGCAAGACTGGAAAAATTCCCAGACTCTTTCACTCTTTGCAGTTGACATGATTCCCAAACGATCTGGTTCATGGAGATCTGCCACTACACAGATATCACCTGACAGAACGAGGACTTCAACATCTCCTGGATTTTCTAATGTGATTGGTCCAAACTCAAGATGGACATCACTACATACTGCTATTTTCATTTTATTCTCAATGTAATTCTTGTTGTTGAATTGGCTTCACATTCATTGCAGAAGCCATGATTTTGTCAAAGTCCGAGCGAGATTCAATCTCATCATTGAGACGAATCAGACGAGCAAGAACAATGGCTGATAGTGATAAACCACCAACCTGATACTTCTCTGCAGTCTTATACAGATACTCGTCCAGTTCCATGGATAAATCAATTAGTTGTTGGTCTGATAGCATTTTCTCTTTCCTTATAATAAAGATACATTGTCACAAAACTTCTAAATCTTATCGGTTCATGTTCAGGATTGGGTAGTTTATCTCCCCATCTCTCAACCATTTCCTCATACGCTTTTTCAATTTCTTGGTCTGTCATCGTTTGTATGGACTATTTGGGTCACGGATGTAAATTGGAGCCTTAATTGTCTCCAACTGAATATTCGTATACGAACTATCCGTGGTGTTATAAGTTGTGCATCCTGTTACTACGAGGGTAAAAATTAGAATATATTTCATCTTAGACTGATACAATGATCACCCACATAAAAGTTACAAGGATTCGTTGAGATAGATTGTCCATTGGAATAATCAAGATTCTTCATTGGAACTCCGCTACAACCACTCAGAGTAATCAGAGTCAATAATGCAACCATGCTCACGATTAGAATTATACTATAACGAATCGACAATGCAAGCATAAAACAAAGCAATGCCCACCAATAATGTCCACCAGTGAACATTACAATTAAGCCAAGAGCACAAAAGATTATCGGCATATTATCCTCCGAAATAATCTATCAAAAGATTCATGGCACGAATGTACTTCATATTATTCACCACATCTTCAGGATGGAGCCAATAACCATCTGGATTGAGTTCATCTTTGGGATTCGCTTCCCATTGATCCAATTCACTCTGTAGATAATCACGAGAATCAATTAGTGTCTCACGAGTAATGCCATGTGCAATCTCATAGGGAATAGTTAAACCACCACTAGGATACAAATGTTCATTTTCAGTCTTAACCACCATAAACTCCATATTTTCTAATTAAAATTGTTATGAGCAATCCCACAGTCAATTCAAGACCGAATAACGAGAGGATTACAAATAACCATATCATAGAACTATTATACCCTAATTAAGAATAAAAGACAAGCATTATTTTCTAAATATGAAGACAGTGGGTTAATAGTGCATAGCAGGATGTCGTGGATCAATTTTTCACTATTTCTACCACAATGACCAAATGCTCCACTGTCTACTTTGTCTCTTCCTTTTTTCTCTCTATGGGAGGAGGAAAATACGGCTCGATTACATAGTGATTCGCAGACCACCATCCAATGGCAGAGAAGAATCCCACCACTACCCATCCTGCAACAATCATTCTTCTTCCTCCTGTAGTAAGAAATACAATCGATCCAATGCTTCCATGGATTCAGCCAATGCAACTTTCTGGTCTGCTGAACCTTTCTTTTCAATCTCCATCTTAATGTCATAGAGACAGTTCTCTGCGTGACTCACAGTACTAGCCATAGAATTAGACTTAATCATGGATTATTCCCAAAATAAGTGCTACGATTTTTCAGTTGTTGATCAACACTAGATTCTTCAACTCCGAAATGCCTTTGAATTGCATACATTCTATTCTCACAACATTGATCCCAACTACTACTATCCCAATCTGTTGCATTATTAATTCCGTTATGGACTACTTGCATACATTCCCGAACAATCAACTTGGCAAGGATTTCATCATAGATACCACGAGTTTCGCTACACTTACGATCTGCTTCTGCAATTAGTTCTCTAATTCGTTCATTCATAATACACCTTTAATTCATTACCCTGATAATCTTTAATCTTAATCTGATTCTTAGCCATTCTACGAAGAAACTCATCGATGAACCATGTTGGAACTCTATCATCAAACTCAATCCTTGGAGTCGTGGAGATGACTATGTTCTTACCATCATTATCATATACAATCATAACCAACTTCCTTGTAAAACATATGGATTTTTACCCCTCTCACGAACATCTATTTGTCTATGCTTTAGTTTCAATTTCTTAGCATAGTATCTTGCACGACCTAAGTGAGGTGTGCATATG